CAAGAAATCATTGACAACATGAAGTGATTGCCGTATAATAAAGTATGAAAAAAATATATCATACTTGGCAAGATGTTGAGCGTCAAACACAAGAAATCTTGAGACAGATCCATTTGGATGCCTGGCGCCCAGACTATGTGGTTGGACTCACACGTGGCGGGTTGGTTCCGGCCAACTTGATCAGCCAATATCTTGAGTGCAGGATGGAAACCCTCAAAGTTAGTTTGCGTGACAGCGGCGAATGCGAAAGCAACTTGTGGATGGCCGAAGATGCTTTCGGGCATGACATGGAACAGCCTAAAAACATCTTGATTGTGGATGACATCAATGACACTGGCGCCACATTAAATTACATACATGAGGATTGGCAGAGCGGTTGTTTTCCTGACAATCCGCGTTGGTCGGAGGTATGGGGAACCAATGTGCGTGTGGCCTGCTTGTATGACAATGAAAGCAGTAAAAGTAAACTAGATGTCGCATATTCGGCTGTTACAATAAACAAAGCCGACAAAGATGTATGGATCGTATTTCCTTGGGAAGAATGGTGGCAAAGATAACCCGATCGCTTTTTATTGTATTGATGTCAATCTGCTCTATCGGCCAGGCAGATACTTGGTTAAGTGTAGGCGGAGGCAGTGTGCATTTGTGCCACGCATGTGGTTACAACAATTTTAACCCAGGATTGGGCATACAACAAAAGGTCAACACAGACTTGCGACTGCTAGGCGGAGTGTATTATAATAGCTATCACAAGACCACAGTTTATGCTGGAGCAGGTTATCAACCCTGGCAATATGGTGCGGTCAGATTTGGCGTGATTGGGGGTTTTGTAACCAATTATGACCATTTACAAGTGCCGGTCATGGTGTTACCAGCTTTGAGCATAGAAGGTGCAAGAGTTGGCATAGACATCTTGGGATTTCCCAATGTCGGTTCAAGAACAGGTTTGATAACAGCAAATTTAAAATTTAAACTATGAAAATAAAAGTCAGCGAAGTATTTTATAGCCTGCAAGGCGAAGGTCGTTTTGTAGGTGTTCCTAGTGTGTTTTTAAGGACCTATGGTTGCAATTTTACCTGCTCGGGGTTTGGTTGTGCGCCAGGTGAAAAGTCCACAGGTGCTGACGATGTAGCCGAGATCGTTCACATGTACAACACATTCAATGATTTGCCTTTGGTTGAAACAGGTTGTGATAGTTATGCCAGTTGGCATCCTGCGTTCAAGCATTTAAGTCCTAACTTGACTACCGAAGAACTAGTAGACAAGATGTTGACACTGACACCCAACAACCAGTGGATGCAGAACAATGGCAACGATGTGCATCTTGTGATCACAGGTGGAGAACCTTTGCTAGGATGGCAACGTGCTTATGGCGAATTATTGAGTCATCCCCGCATGGCAGACTTAAAAAACATCACGTTTGAGACCAATGGTACTCAGGAGTTGCACAAAGATTTCCGTCACTTCTTGTTGGACTGGACCTTGAATCCCCGGCTGGGCAAGAAAGGTCCGTCAGCATTGACCTTTAGTGTGAGTGCTAAACTTAGTGCGTCGGGTGAAAAGTGGGAAGAGGCCATACGCCCTGATATCGTTATGAGCTACGCCGATATCGGGCATACCTACTTGAAGTTTGTGGTAGAAACCGATGAGCATATTGTGGATGCCATACGTGCCACGGATGCGTATCGCAGTGCAGGATTTCAAGGTCCAATTTATCTCATGCCACAAGGTGGCGTGGTCGAACCCTATGACAAGAATAAATTGCGTATTGCAGACATCTGTTGTGCGCAAGGCTGGAACTACAGTCCCAGACTTCACGTGGATCTCTGGGGCAATGGTTGGGGCAAATAATACAAGTTATGGGAGCAACACAATGAATAAAATGATGATTTGGCCCGTATGGGCAGTAGCAGTATTAATCACCTGGCTATACCTGATCTTAACTGGGCCAGGATTTGCCCTGTACGAAACACACTGGTTGTATGCGTTTATGATGATATTTGGTTCAGCCATAGCCGGCTTCACTCCCGAAGGTGGCGGTGCTGTGGCATTTCCAATCCTAAGCCTGTACTTTAATATAACTCCGCCGGCGGCTAGAGACTTTAGTTTAGCTATACAGAGCATAGGCATGGTGTCGGCGGCCATTTGGATACTCACACGCAAAGGTCATGACCTAAGAACATTTAGACACATACCATTCTATGCAACTTTGAACATGCTAGGGTTTGTGATCATGACAGCCGTAGCAGGAGCCATAGCATTCAAAACTGTGCAGATGTTGTTTGTCAGTCTGGCCTTGGCCTTTATTGTGGCTTATTTGGTCAGCCGCGGTCGAGGCACTGTGGATGATGTAGAACTTTCTGGAAATAAATTTGCGACCTTTGCTGTGTTTTCGTTCATAGGTGGCTGTGCCGCTGCTATGTTTGGCACAGGATCTGACATGTTGATCTACATTGCTCTGACTTGCTACTATGGCATGAAAGAAAAGATCAGCACAGACATCAGCATTGTGCTTATGGCAGTGATCACAGTGTTTGGTATCGCTTATCGTGGATTATTCTTAGACGCTGTTCATCCAGATGTTTATTTGATGTGGCTGGCGGCCACACCAGTGGTATTGTTCTTTGCTCCATTTGGCAATATCTTGTTGGGCTGGGTGCGCAAAGAGACCATGTTATACACAGTCTTGATTATGAATGCTGTGAATTATTTTTATTTTATGAGCAAGAATCTCAATCTATTAACACCGACTGTGATTACTTTTGTGTCGTTCACAGTATTGTTTGTGGCAAGTTTTTACATTAAGACCGCAAGAGAAAAGATCCAGATCTCAAAAGAATAAAATGTCACCAATTCCAGAACGCATTACTCGACCCGATGGATCGTTTTACATACGAGCCGAATGGAAATTGTGTAGAGTTGGATGGCCACGTCGTTGTGAGATTTCGGGAAAAAGATTGTGGCCTGGAACCCGAGCATATCGTGGTATTGCTTCATGGACCGGTCCAGGAACACCCGTGGTCGAATACAAATGGCATGATCGCCAGGAACACCTGGTATGGCAATTAAAGGAATAAAATTATGAAACAACTAGCAAATCGCATTACAACCTGGATCAGTGAATATGCTGAACAGAACCGTATACAATCTCTCGTAGTAGGCATCAGTGGCGGCATAGATTCTAGTGTGGTCAGCGCCTTGAGTGCAAGAACTGGTCTTCCTGTCACAGCAGTGACCATGCCCATTAGACAATTACCCAATCTACATGACCTCAGCATGCGACATGGGGCTTGGCTCACCGAACACTATGTCAATGTAACCCACACTGTGATTGATCTCACGCCTGTGTTTGATCAGTTTGAAAAAAGTTTAGGACAGTATGATAATTTACTGGGCATGGCCAACAGCCGTGCCAGATTGCGCATGACCTGTTTATATCAGATAGCACAACACACTTCGGGTATTGTAGTAGGAACAGGCAACCGAGTAGAAGATTTTGGTGTAGGCTTTTATACCAAATACGGTGACGGCGGAGTGGACATCAGTCCCATTGGCGATTTACTGAAAACCGAAGTGTGGGATCTAGGACGAGAGCTAGGAATCCTGGCGGACATTGTCAATGCTGCTCCTACCGATGGACTTTGGGCCGACGGTAGAACCGATCAAGATCAATTGGGCGGGTTGACCTACCCTGAACTAGAGCTGGCCATGGCCCAAGACGAAGGTTCAGAATTGATCAAAAATAGTATAGATCTCGAACGGTTACACAAATATCAGGAGTTACGTGCCCGCAGTTTACACAAAATGTTGCCCATACCTGTGTTCAAAAAATCCTAAAGGCCACACAGACTCCAGATAAATTAGTCTATAGCATTCTATTATCATAAAGGACTCGCATGGCTAAAATTGGATTTATTGGTATTGGTAAACTTGGGCTAGATTGTGCCGAAGTATTCGCAGATAAACATGAAGTGCGCGGTTATGACATTCACCCACGCACCAGCAACACTGTCAGGGTCTGTGACATTGAAGAGCTAGTGAATGAAAGTGAATGGATTTTTATTGCTGTGCCGACTCCACACGCTGAAGGCTATGATGGAAGTGTGCCCAGCAGTCACATGGAACCCAAAGATTTTGGACATGATGCAGTTATTGACGCCATTAACAAAGTCAATGCTTATTCTAAATCCAGCAAAAAAGTAGTGCTGATCAGCACAGTGTTGCCTGGAACAACTCGTAAAAAGTTTGTTCCATTGCTAGATAAAAAACATCAATTTGTTTACAATCCTTATTTGATCGCCATGGGCTCGGTCAAATGGGATATGGTAAATCCAGAAATGATCATGCTGGGCACCGAAGATGGCAGTTTGACCGGTGTTGCTGGTGAACTTCACGACCTGTACGAAACCATCATGCAGAACAATCCACGCTACGAAGTTGGCACATGGGATGAGTGCGAAGCTATCAAAATTTTCTACAACACATTTATTTCGGCCAAAGTTGGCTTAGTAAACATGATCCAAGACTTTGCTATGAAAATTGGTAACATCAACGTGGATGTTGTGACCAATGCCTTGGCTCGCAGCACCATGCGTATCATGGGTCCTAAATACATGACAGCCGGCATGGGCGATGCCGGTGCTTGTCATCCACGGGACAATATCGCTCTGCGCTGGTTGGCCGAAGAATACAACATAGGCTATGACCTGTTTGACACTGTAATGCATGCCAGAGAATTACAGGCCAAGAATTTGGCCTTGTTCCTGGTTGATCAAGCACAACGACACAGCCTGCCGATTGTGATTCATGGCAAGGCCTACAAACCCGACGTTGAATACTGTATCGGCAGCTACAGCACCTTGGTAGGATTTTATATTCGTGAAGCTGGATTACCAGTGGTCTATGTTGACCCATTGGCCGATGATCGCGCCAATTGTCTAGATACCATTGACGGGCCTGCGGTATTTTTATGGGCACACAATCGCAAGATCACGTACGAATATACCGGTAACACACCCGACACGCAACCGTACTGCAAAATCGAATCCGGCAGTATCATAGTTGACCCATGGCGCAAGTTGCCCGTTGACATGCCCGGCGTTGCTGTGTTGCATTACGGCAATACAAGGACCTAATAAAAATACCATGGGACTATTTGATCGGTTTAAAAAGAAACAGCCAGCAGTCAAGGTCGACGCCAAACCTAAAAAAGCGGAAAAAACCGCCAAGGAATTGGCCACCGAAAAGGGCGAGCCGTATGTGACCATTCTCAGCATGGAGATCGATCCTGACAACGTGCAAAATGGAGCATTTGAACTGGACTGGAATGACAAATTTGTGGCCAATCTAGTCCGTGCTGGATATCAGATGGATGCCAAAGATACTGACGCAGACATTGTAGACCGTTGGTTTACTGCGGTGTGTCGCAACGTGGTCCTAGAAACTTTTGAACAATACGAAGCCATGAATCCCGAGCGAGATCGAGTTGTTAAAACTCGCGACCTAGGCGATGGCAGATCTGAAGTATCGTGATCCTAGCTATTGGCGACAGCAACATGTATCCGGCCTGCACCGAAGTGCCGGACACCCCAGATCCCAACAACATGGTCTCGGTATTCAGCAATCGTATCAATCAACCTTTCCGTTGTTGGAGCAAGAACGGCGCCAGCAATTACTGGATCGAAACTCATATAGAATACTTTTTGGCCGATACCAGCTGGCCTGCAGACACTTTTTTGTTTGTGGGTTGGACCAGCGTCGAGCGTGAAGAATGGCCTTGGTTATACAACAACATCAGCGTGTGTGGCGGACCCGACTTTGGCATGCCCGAGGCAATGAAAGCACGATTCAACCAATGGAAAACAACGTTAACTGGCGAATACTATCGTAAAATGACACAGTTGTGGCATGACAGAATCTATGCCGTGCATTTAAAATTGCGTGAGCGTGAAATACCACACTTGTTTTGGACTACCTATAATAATTTCAACACCATTGTCGATCGGCAAGACTGGCATGGAAATTTTTATAATCCCTACGATCTCAACGGATGCATGGCCAAATATTTTGAATCAAACAATATCTTGGCCAATGATGGAGATCCATATCATTATGGCGCAGATGCTCAAGCAACATGGGGCACTGAATTAGGTTTGTACACCAAAGAATTTATTTTATGATTTTGTATGTAAATGGTGACAGTCATGCTGCGGGTGCTGAAGCAGTGAACCCACATGCGTTTGCCGAGGATGATGCACAATATTTTTATCTAGGACGAGCTCCACATCCTGAAAATCTAGAAGTGACCTGGGGCAAACAATTGAGCTTGTCCTTAAAAGCCGGATTAAAATGTGATGCTGAAAGCGCCAGCTCTAACACAAGAATATTAAGAACCACCCGAGAATGGTTGGCTGGACATGGACAAGATTACAACGACAAATTGATCGTCATACAGTGGAGCACTTGGGAGCGCGAAGAATGGCTATACAACGGAACCTATTATCAAGTAGGTGCCAGTGGTCTAGACCATGTCCCACCGGAATTGCAAGATCGATATAAAAATTACGTTGTTTCTGTGGATTGGCAACAAAAAATCGAGCAGGCACATGAAGATATCTGGCAATTGCATCGAGAGTTGTTGAATAAAAGAATCAAACATATATTCTTCAATGGCAACAATGATCTAAGCAAGATAACAGATCGTCGAGATTGGAACGCAAATTACATAGATCCTTATGATTCCGCGGGAACCTATGATGCCATCATACGATCAAAAGGCATAGAAACGGTCATGCCCAATTCTTGGCATTTTGGGCGAGACGGCCATTCGGCATTTCACCGTTTTTTATTGAACTATATCATAACCAACAATTTTGTTTGACTTTTGGTTGATTTAGTGTTATACTAGTATCATGAAATATGTACTGGTAGATACTGCTAATCTTTTCTTCCGTGCTAGACACGGTGCTTTCCGTGCCAGCGACACCTGGGAAAAAGTGGGCTTTGCCCTGCATGTCACGCTGATGGCTGCCAACAAAATGGCTCGACGTTTTGAAGCTGATCACATGGTGTTCGCCCTGGAAGGTCGTAGCTGGCGCAAAGACATGTACAAACCCTACAAAAATAACCGTGCTGTGGCCCGGCAAGCACTCACAGAAGCCGAAGTTGAAGAAGACAAGATGTTCTGGGAAACCTATGATGCTTTGACTAAATACTTGAGTGAGAAAACCAACTGTAGCGTGATTCGTTGTGCTACAGCCGAAGGCGACGATATCATAGCTCGCTGGATCGCACTACATCCCCAAGATGAGCATGTCATAGTCAGCAGTGACACTGATTTTGTTCAACTAGTAGCACCCAATGTCCGGCAGTACAATGGAATCACCGACGAATTGATCACCATAGAAGGAATCTTCGATGCCAAAGGCAAAGCGGTTATCGATAAGAAAACTAAGGAACCTAAATCAACGCCGAACCCAGAATGGCTACTCTTTGAAAAGTGTATGCGAGGAGATAGCTCGGATAACGTCTTCTCAGCGTATCCTGGTGTCAGAACTAAGGGCACTAAGAACAAGGTTGGACTCCAGGAAGCGTTTGCGGACAAAGACAAAAAAGGCTACAACTGGAACAACATGATGTTGCAACGCTGGTCAGATCCGGACGGTGTGGAACACCGTGTGTTGGATGACTATGAACGCAACAGGACCTTGATTGATTTGACGGCACAACCGCCAGATGTCAAGGCCACAGTGGATGCGGCCATACGTGAACAGATCAGCCACAAGGATGTGGGTCAGGTGGGTGTGAGATTCATGCAGTTCTGTGGCAAATATGAACTGAACAAATGTTCGGAATCCGCCGACAGTTTTGGTCGTTGGATGAATGAAACATACAAAGGAGTATTGAATGCTAGTAGCTAAACCCGTGATAGACAAACAGTTTTGGATCTTGCAGGAAAACGATCGCAAGGTCGGCAACATAGAGGCCTGTGCCGGTGGGTATCAAGTCAAGATCAACAATCAAGTAGCGCAGTTCAAGACCATCAAGATGGCTGCCCGACACATCAACATTGAATTTGAGCCTGCGGTCAAAATCGCCAAACCCCGGCCCACTGTGACACATGTGCATGGGTATCCGGTGTCGGGTCGTGTGCATAATCCCATGTGGGACGTGCCGCAACAGTTGCCGGTATATACCAAAACAGCCAAAAGCAAATCATGGTTTGCCGCAGGCTGGTACAATGTGCGCCGTGGTCGACACTGGCGCACAGTGCAGTGTCCAAAATTGATTGTGTTACAGCGGTATGCCTATCAAGGCCCTTTCTATTCCGAACAGCAAGCCAATGACCATACATCTCAATAAATTTGTTGAACGTGTGCTGGGTCACGAAGCACGCGGTGCTCAAGATTTTATCATGAGCATGAAAGATGCCCGAGACCTACATGCCGACGTCACTAGATTGTTGCTAGAACTCAACAATCTGCGCGAACAGGCCGCCAAAAACAGCCAAGAACAAGTGATCACTGTACAGGTCGGTGGAGGATCATTCTAAAACTACCTATATTTTTGCATAAATAAAATATAGGAGTTTAATGACATGAGTCGCCCAAAACCCAGCGTACTAATCGAACACACCAACAAGGTTACCTACAAGACCGAACAGGTCTTGGCCAGCGAAGGAGTGTGGGCTGTGTTCTATGACGCCAAGCCTATTAACTTGAAAACATCAAACATGTTGGTGCAGTACCCGGGTCCCAAATACAAAAAGGTTTCATTCAGCAATCCGGGACATGCCAAGAATCTGGCCAAAAAACTCAACACGCAATTCAAGACCGACCGATTCACCGTGGTATTGTTACGAGCCGGCGATCAGGTCTATCCTTGATGTGCGTGACAAACATTTACTAACCCAACAACTCATTGAGCTTTTGCCCGAGACTGAGCGTGTGCCCGTGGACACGGCCTTGCCGAGTTGGTGGTTCAACATCAGACGCACTGGTGGCATGCGATTGACCGGCATTGGGTATGATGTGTTGTCTCGTCGGTTGGATCTCGAACACTACGAGTATGCCATCACAGATCCCTTGACGTTCAACAAACGTCTCATGCTCAAATTAGATAGAAAAATGCAGATGCCCTACTATATTTCTGCCACCAAAGGCATACCCAAAAAGATAGTGTTTTTTGGAAGCAAAGAAGCGGTCATGGTCAATCTATACGGTAATCTCGAACAATTTCTTGACAACTATCAGCCCTGATGCTATACTATAGTTCAGGGCCTTTAGCTCAGTTGGTTAGAGCAAGCGACTCATAATCGCTGGGTCGTTGGTTCAAGTCCAACAAGGCCCACCAAAACATGGTAAATACGACAATCGTGGAACAACGCAAAAAACCGCCCGTAGAAAGCTACTACTACTCCGAAGACGAGTGGACAAGACTGGGTTGTGGTCCGTTGCCGCCCGAAAGAGATCGCAATCGTCAACTTGAAAATGTTGTGGCAAGAGGCAATCCCAAGATTGACGGCAAAAACATAAAAGGTTATAATTAACATGTGGTTGATATTTTTTGCCTTGTTGACTGTAGTAGTTTGTTATGGTATCATGTGGATCAACGAACATCAGGACGAACAATGACATGGAACAGGACTACAGTTTTGCCATTGGCGTAGTTGTAGTAGCTATTGTGTTTTTATTAATTTTATAGTTTCCAATTTTGATCAAAATTGGTGGTAGGACGGGATATACAATTAAAAATTTTAAATTTTTGATAAGTAAACATATAGAAAAGGAGCATTAAATGGCTTATTTTACAGAATTAAGTACCGCACGTGAGTTGACCGCGGGAGAGTCAGCAAGTTTGACAAATTATGTCACAGCCCAGACAACTGCTGGAACCACTGACGGAAATAGATATCTTTGGTCGATTATCAATAGCGAACAAGGTCAAAGCGTGAGAATGTGGAGCACCCTTGAAAGTGCCAATGGTTACAAGGCAGTGGCGGCAGGATTTACACCTCCTGTGGATGTCAAAGTTTTCTAAATTGTTGTAATTCCTTCGTAGCAAAGGCATTGTGGACGGGAGTTCGATTCTCCCCGGGTCCACCAAAAAATACACTCACACGCCGCAAGGGTGCAAATTGAGACCTGTTACAGGTATCGCCGA